TGAGGAGCGTAGCACTATGGAGCATGAGGTAATGACAGAGACTGTTGCTGATGCTAAGCTTGATATGAAGAATATGATAGGTGAGGTAGAGGAGGTACGCCAGGAGTTTTTAGAGAGGATGCGAGGCAAGCATGGTGCAGACATAAGGGCGCACGAGTTTGCTACGTTGACAAAGATGCAGGAGCAGTGGGTAGAGAACGAGAAGGAGAAAGAGGAGTTGATCGAGCATGTTACAGGATGTATAAAGAAGGCGTTAGATGATACAATAGAGGACAACATGCTACGGCAGAATTTTTTGTTGCGCTACATTAAGCTACTGAGGGGTGAAGAATGACGGCAGACGAGGCGCAGAACTACGGTAAGAAGTACGGTAGGGTATGGACTAGTGAGGATCTTAAGATGAAGATACGCAAGGTAGAGGTGTTAAATTTTGCGAAGCGCAAGAAGGCAGGGTTGGTTGATGATATACATGACAAGGATTGGGGTCCTATTGGTGATGCTAGTTTGAAGGATTACTTGACAGGTTATCATGCAGCTATGGATGATCTGCATATTTGGGTAATGGGACAGTACGAGGCTAAAGATGGCAAATAGTTTACATGCTTGGGTAGTTCAGTTGAATGAGTTGATTGAGCATGCGATCAAGATTCGTAATGAGAATGTTATGGAATATAAGGACAAGGAGCTAGAGGCTTTTGAGACAGGATTGAATATTTTTACGTTGTTGATGAAGGAGATGTTGAAAGACATGTTAGGAGAGACAGATGTGGAGGTGTAAGGCGTGTGGTATGGTTATAACGCCAATAGATGTAGAGGATCATGGTGGTTTTTGCCAGGAGTGTCGCAATGAATGAAAGTATAGACGATTTTGTAGATGGCAGTGGTTTGGTAGAATGTGATGGCTGTGGTGAGGTAGTAGAAACTATAGACATAGACAAGTGTCCGTATTGTAAATATAATCCGCATGGTGATATATGAATACGTTTTTAGCGATATTTTTGATGTTTGTATTTTTTGTATCAGGTTTTTGGTTAGGGGTACAATCGTATAGGGATTTATTAAGAAAGAAGTTATGAGGAAGCGACATGCAGCAAGTGAGACAACAAAAATGACATTATGTGGATATGAGTGTACCGAGCAGGAGTATAGGAAAATGCGGGGCCGCAGGGCGGCCTTGATAACATGCAAGCATTGTTTGCAGTTGATGGGTGGCGCATGAAGTGGCGTTTTAGCTGCCACAGTTGTGGTGAAATTTATGAGATACAGCATAGGCAGTTGCACAAGACAGTGTTTTACACGCCTGAAAGAAAAGGGCGGCCTACGTTAGGCTGTGTGAAGTGTAGTACAAAAGTAGTAGGAGATATGATCGGTGGTCGTACATAAGTATAGGGATGAAACCAAGTTTACTTTGTGTGGTCGTTATGCGGACACAATAGAAGGCAGCATGAATATAATGGCAACAGACAAGGAGCATGAGGTAACGTGCAAGTCTTGTAAACAGATTGCAATGGGTCGAGTGTGTGGTAGATGGGTAGGTGAGGTATGAGTATACAGAAAAAGCGCAATGAGGTAAGCAGGTTATTGCGTATGTCAAACAGGCACAGGAACGTATTACGTTGGAGTCCTAATGAAACAATCGAACATGTAAGCAGGAAGTTTGAGATCTGCATGTTGTTAAAGAAGTGGGGTCATGAGTTTTATACTGAGGCTATCTTTGAACCAAGTGGTTTAAGGGCCGATGTTATTGATGCTGACACAGGAATTGTTTACGAAGTTTATCAGACTGAGACTATGGATAGTTTGAAACGTAAGGCATTGCAATATCCTTTGGAAGTTAGGTTTGTAAGTGCTAATGAAGCACCATTTACGGAGAAGATGTTGTTATGATCCGTATTGTGAGAGAAGGTGTTGTAGTTTATGAGAGTGAAAATTTGTATGATATAGCAGATTGGTTATATTATGAGGAAAAAGAACCAAAGGCGTTGTCAGTAACGCCTAATAAGGAGGCATATGACAAGGCCCAAGCTAATAAACGGTGATGTTCGACAGGTTCTGAGTGAATTAGAGCCTGAGAGCGTACAATGTGTTGTTACATCGCCACCTTATTGGGGTCTTAGGGACTATGGATCTGAGGGTCAGCTAGGATTAGAGGCCACACCTGAAGGATATATAGACAATATGGTTGCGGTGTTTAGAGAAGTGAAACGAGTTCTTAGAAAAGACGGAACAGTTTGGTTGAATATTGGAGACAATTACTTTGGAGGCGGTCGTGGAGAAGATAGAAAGTACAAAGAGGCGTATGATTCAGTAGAAAATTCTAAGCCCGATTGGAAGAAGATAAAAGGACTTAAGCCAAAAGACCTTGTTGGCATACCTTGGCGGCTTGCATTAGCGTTACAGGCTGATGGTTGGTGGTTAAGGAATGATATTATCTGGAGTAAACCAAATCCAATGCCTGAGCCAGTAAAGGATCGTCTAACAAAGAGTCACGAGTATATATTTTTACTTACAAAATCTAAAACATACTATTACGATCATGAGTCAATAAAAGAACCATATAGTGAATCCTCAATACAGAGGATAAATCAAGCTACGTTTGATACTCAACAAGGTGGCAGTAAGGATTATGGTAAAGTTTCGGTGCATTCTAAGAATACAAATTCGATACGAGGTACGTTAGAGAAATTTAAAGAGAACTTAGGAAATGGACGTAATCGTAGGACAGTATGGGAGATAGTAACCAAACCATATCCAGAGGCGCACTTTGCTACATTTCCAGAAGAGATACCTGAATTATGTATAAAGGCAGGAACAAAAACAGGGGATTTAGTTTTAGATCCGTTTGTGGGGTCTGGTACTACATGTGCTGTAGCGTCTAGGTTAGGTAGAGAGAGTATTGGTATAGATTTAAGTGAGGAATATCTTAAATTAGCCCGCAAGAGATGTAAGATTGAGAGTGAGAGTTTATTGAGCTATGTATAAGGCAGACCAGAACGACATAACCAGGTTAGTTGCTAGCGCATTAGATTTAGCTTCCGAGAAGCCACTTACGATGGGAGAGTTTGCAGAATCTATTTTACAGAGCTATATGGATCAGGAGCCTACAGACTTTGTACCTCTTGGTGATATGCATAGAGAGTGGGAAGAGTTGTTTAACAAAGGCACACACACAGCTATAATGTGTGCTAGAGGTCATTTAAAGACCAGTTGGAGTCTTGCAGTACTTGCTTACCACATGGCGACTTTCAAGAACTTTAGAGCGTTGTATATTTCAGCAACGTTAGAACAGGCATGGGATAAGTTAGAACAGTTTGAGGAATTGTGTAAACGATCTTGGAGGCTTGAAGGTTATGTAAGATCTACAGATGACAGGAAAGCAGTATGGCGTAAAGGAGCTAAGTATTTCAATAACGGATCTAGGGTTCATGCAGCAAGTATTGGTAAGGCATTGGAAGGTCCTCACGTTCACATGATTATTCTGGACGATGTTTTGCAGGAGTTTCCAAATCTTAGTGACGAGAAGGTTATACATTACATTCGTAGAGTTGTGATGCCTATGAGGCTTCCTGAAGCTAAGATGTTGCTTATAGGAACACAGAAGAGAGTAGGAGATGCAACAGATTGGGTAGAGCAAAACAAGATGTGGGACACAGTAAGACATCCTGCTTTACTTAACGATGATACTCCTAGGTGGCCTGAGTATTGGACTTATGACAGGTTGATGGATGAGAAAGAGACTATGGGATCCAGAGCTTTTGAGTCTGAGTATATGTTAAATCCGTTAGATCCTGAGAGTGCAGTTATACCTTACGAGATATTAAATGCTTGTTTGGACAAGGGATTAGAGATGGGAACTGCGCCAGCTAATGAGGATTGGGATACTTACATGGGCGTTGATCTTGCGGTAGGTATGGACAGTAAGAATGACGAAACAGCGTATGTGATTATGGGATATAACAAGAACACACAAGAGCGTAGAGTATTGTATGCTTGGTCAGGTAAGATATATGCAAAGGGTCAGGGTTGGCTAGAGGCCCAAGTAGTAAGTATGAAGGAGTTAGCAGAGAGGTTTAATCCAAGTAAGATTATGGTAGAGTCTAATGGTTATCAGAGACTTGTAGTACATGCAGCAGCAGATCTTGCTGGGTTGCCAGTAGTAGGACACAATACAGGTAGAGAGAAGCACAGGCATGATGTAGGTATACCACTTATAGCACTTAAGATGGAACAAGAGAAGTATGCAATACCTTGGAATAAAGAAGCGACAGAAGGTAGTAGACCAGGTACACGCAAGTTAGTAGATGGGCTTAGCAGGCTTATTTACGGTAAGAACGGTAGGCTTGAGGGTCACACACCTGATGCAGTTATGGCGTTGTGGATGTGTGAGTTAGCAATACATGATGATCACAAGCGAAAGCTTAACTATACAAAGTGGGATTATTTTGCATGACACGTAAAGCAGATTTATCAGATCCTATGAATGATGGTGAATATAACACAATGATGATGTGTCCAAATCAGTGTGGTGCTATGTATTCAGCAGATAAAAACGATTACTTTACTGTTGATAACGATTATATTTTTACTTGCGATGAATGCGAAGAGCCATTAATTTTAGTAAGAAAAGTAATTACTTACGAGGAGATATGACTTTAACACAAAGTGAACTTAAAGGATTGTTTAGCTCAGCAACAAATGAATGGGCTACACCGCAAGATTTTTTTGACAGAATAAACAAGATGTATAATTTTACTTTAGATCCTTGTTGTACAAAAGAAACTGCAAAGTGTGATGTATTCTATACTAAAGAGGACGATGGCTTGTCAAGATCATGGGAAGGTCATACTGTATTTATGAATCCTCCTTATGGTAGAGAAATAAAAGATTGGGTTTCTAAAGCACATAAAGAGGCAGAGAAACCAAACACTACAGTTGTATGTCTTATACCTGCAAGAACAGACACACAGTATTGGCATAAACATTGTATGAATGCCGCAGAAATTATTTTAATAAAAGGTAGGTTAAGTTTTGGAGACGGCAGCGGTAGCGCACCGTTTCCGTCAGCACTAGTAGTATTTGGTAACTCTATTATAGATAGACCTTTACTTTCTGCAATAGATAGGTAAGTATAAATATCCGTATATATACTGTCGTTCCCATATACGTATGGGCAGAACTCGATTGGAATTATTTGGAATCACTAACGAAACTAAGAAGAAAGTTCAGATTATAGCTAAAGAAAAGAACATGAGTACAGCACGATTATTAGAGCCAGTATTGAGAAAATACGTTGAAGAGCCTAGCAATAAAAGAATCATATATAGACACGGTAGTAGACAATGAAATACACTGTGCCTAGCGGTGTAAAAAAGGAGGCTATGCTAGGTCGAAAATTATACAAACAATTTGGTTACGGTGGTGGATCTGTAACTGCTATGATTAATAAGATGTTGATAAACAAAACAGAAGTCACTCACCCTATTGCAATTAAGATACACACTTACTACAGGAGACATGAAAAAGTAGATCCACAAGGTCAAAACTTTGACAATAAGAAACGTCCTAGTAAGGGCTACATAATGTGGAAACGCATGGGTGGAGATGCAGGACATTCTTGGTCACGTAAATTAAAAAGGAGCATAGACTCCGTAAACAAAGATAAACTTAAAAACATAAACGCTAGATTGGAGAAGATAACAAGTGGGCTTACTCGATAGATTCCGTAGCAGACCTGCTCCAATTAGGAAGTCAGGAATACAAGATTACTTAGAAAAGAATATGATAAAAGATGCAAGGACACCAGTTTACTCTGGCGTGAGTACTGATCTTGCATACAAGGAGGCTATTTTACCGCCTGTAGATCAAAACTATTTAGAGATACTAGCAGACAGGTATTCACACTTACGTACAGTAATAACTAGGATAGCTAGTCAAGCAGTAGCAAAGGAGTGGGAGTTTATTGAGTTAGGCTCAGGCAATCCAGAAGAAAAGGCTGCAATAAGCAGAGTGTTACATGATCCTACTAATGGTCATGCAGACATTACTGGTATGGAGTTTTTTAAGGCAGTCATAAGACAGCTTGAGATATTTGACGACTGTTGGGTCAGTGTTGTGTATGACAGGATGCTTAACAATGATGGCGAGACTACAGGTAAAGTAGTCAAAGAGTTATGGGTAGAAGATGCAAAGCACATGCGATTCTACGTTGATGGTTTTGGTAAGTTTATAGAGGACAAGATGTTTGACCCGTTGACCAGAGAGTTTATGTCTGGTACACATAACAAGGACACAGGCACAAAGTTAGTACCTATGGCTTACTTTTATGAGGTAGATGGTGAGCACATACCGTTTGCAAGGGACGAGATTATACACTTTAACAAGTATAGTTCAACAGCTAGGTTGTATGGTCAGTCACCAATTATAGGTCTTTCTAAGAAAATCGAAACCGCACTTGCTATTGAATCTCTACAAAATAAGGTGTATCGATTAGAGAGGCCACCTAAAGGTTTCTTAGATATTCCAGGTCACAATGAAGATTCACTAAACAGATTAGGAGAATACATTGCAGAAGAGACAAGACGTAACCCTAACTTTATACCAATCATTAGCAGTCAAGAAGGATCTAACACAGCTAAGTTTGTATCTATTATGCCTAACTTTGATGAGTTAATGATGTTGCCTTACATGGACAGGATTAACAATGATATAAACGCATCGTATGGTGTTATGCCGTTAGTGGTGGGTGACATGTCAGGAGTAGGTGGACTTAACTCAGAAGGTGAGCAGATTACAATTTTTGATCGTACAATACGAGAAACACAACGTTGTGTAGAATTAGGATTAATTAAACCATTGCTAAAGCTAATGGACGTAACTACTTGGACAATTAGGTTTAACGATATTAACGAAAGAAACGAGACACAATACTTAAACAACATGAATCTAAAAGCACAAATCATTACACAGTTTCAAAATTCAGGTATTGATGTGGACTTAGGGGAGGATGGAGAATTAGTACTACCGAAGTCAGCAGAGAAGGTGAGGCAGGATTTTCTAAAGCGTTCCGAGGAGTCGCTGGAGGAAGTGGAGCCAAACGAGCATCACTCTACATTGACCGAGCTTTACGAGACCTCCGAGCTGTCTTAACCAGAGAGTTTCAAAGTCTTAAAAGTATAGACAACGTAGTTGAGCTTAGAGAGGTAGTGTCAGAGATAACTCTGATGATTTCTAAACAATTACGAGAAGCTATAGAGGATGACGTAACAGATGCTTATCTAAACGGTGCAAGATCTGCTTATGCAGATTCACCAGGGCTTGGTAAACAGTCGTATAGTCGTGACGAGTTTGACTTTGAGGACATAAGGATTTTACAAACTAGTGGGCCTCTTGGGTTGGCGTTAGGTAACTTTGAGCAAGAACTAAACACAGAGATGAACAAAGTAATCTTTGAGGCTGCTGCACTTAACGTGCCAATGACAACAATGGTAGATCAGGTAAGGGGTGTTGCTAATACACAAGCTTGGAAGTTAGGTAGGATAGCACGTACAGAGATGTTAAATGTGTTTAACGAAGGTAGATTTAGAGGATATGCAAAAGCAGAAGATTTACTAGAAGAACGTTTTAAGTATAGTTTACAAATTATAAACGACAATAGGACATGTGGAGCGCATCAAGAATTAAGTGGCAGGATCCCAGCAGGTGGTATGTTTTTAGATGATCTTATAGAATTGCAACAAGCAATAGGTGCTAAGTACAACTTTAGATTAACAGGGAAAGCCTTATTACATCCAAACCAAAGGACAGTGTTGGTGATGGTAAGATGAGCGGAAGTTGCAAAAAATGTAGATTAGGGCCAATGTCTGTGCATGTATTACCAAGTGGATTATGTCAAGCATGTCAGTCAGAAATAGAATGGAAACGTGGGCCGCACATTGTAAGACAGCAAAAAATGCAGAAAGTAAAACACGATCACTATAAAAAAGGCGAAGCTTACATAAAGAAAAAATGGAAAGAGAAGTACGGTGACGATAGTGTAGAAGCCGTATTAGAATACAAGTAATGGTTAAGATAACAATGGATTTCGATCCTAATCTTACCAACGTTCGTGATGATTTTAATTTAATGCCTGACGCAATAATGGAAGTTACAGCAGATGCAATAGAGCAAACTGCGTTAGACATAAAAGGCGATGTAGTAAGTGAGATGAATCAGCCATATCCTCAAGGTTTAGGATCTGACAGAGCACTTAAACTAGCTGTAGAAATAGATGGCAATAGAGAACTTGCAAATGGTTTAGCTACGTATTATGTTGGTACAAAATTACCTTATGCACAATATGTAGAATATGGATCTGGACCCCATAGTGCTACATCTGGTGACGGTTCATTTATGAAAAGCATAATTGAATGGACTGAAAGAGTAATTGGTGGTGATCGCAGAGCGGCAGAAAGTATAGCAAAAAGTATTCGTAAAAACGGAATAAAGCCTAGACCTTATTTTAGAAAGGCTGTTGTAAAAGAAGCACCTAATTTTAAACTTACTTGGTCTACGATGTTAGCAGAAAGACTAGAAGCGGAGTTTGAAAACATAACATAGAGACACACACCTTTGTTTCCACTGCAACTTTACTAAGGTATGTCATGTTTTTATTTTTAATTTTAAGAACGATTCGGCGGCTTATTAGCTATATAAGATATAGTCTTTCTTATATAATAAAAGTTCCAGTGGAAATGAAGGTGTCTGTCTCTTTCCGAAGTAGTGAAAAACTTTAATAATAATAATCTTAGAATAGGGTTGTGGCAGTACGCACTATCTTTAAAGAAAACGAGAATGATACAGGTTGGATAGTCTACAGGCCCGATTGGTATAATGAAAGAGTTATGGAAACATATATCTCTGCACCAATAATAGATAAACAAAACGATAAAATCCCTACAAAGACAATAAAGGATTCTATGGATTTTTACATGAAATATGGTGTATATTCATACAGACATGAAGAACAACCAATAGGATTACCGTTAGCTTACAAAATAAAAGATGGCAAAGTAAAAGTCAGAGTAGGCATACATGATAAATTATCCATGCACAATAAAGTATGGAAGGAAATTCAAGAGTTTGGCTCTACAGGAGCCAGTAGCATTAGGGGTGAAGCGATGGATCAGGAGAAAGTTTGTGATGAAGATAGTTGCCACAATCAAATTAACGAACTAGATCTATGGTCTG